CGGGCGTATCAGTCGGGAGGACTATGAATCTGCAACTCGTTAAGCGTTGCGCCGTGGGTGTGGTGCTGGCAATTGCCGCCACGCTGCCCGGCTTCCAGCAGCTGCACACCTCGGTTGAGGGGATGCGATTGATTGCGGACTATGAAGGCTGCCGCCTCAGTCCTTATCAGTGCAGTGCAGGCGTCTGGACAGACGGGATCGGAAACACCCACGGCGTGGTGTTGGGAAGGACAATCACGGAACGGCAGGCGGCGGGGAATTTCATTACCAACGTGTTGCGGGTTGAAACCGCGCTGGCGCGCTGTATCGGGGTGGTGATGCCGCAAAAGGTATATGACGCGGTGGTGTCTTTTGCGTTCAACGTTGGCACCGGCAACGCCTGCGGATCCACGATGGTGCAGCTGCTGAAGGCCGGGCGCTGGCGCGATGCCTGCAATCAGTTGCCCCGCTGGGTATACGTCAGGGGCGTGTTCAATCAGGGGCTGGATAACCGGCGGGCGCGGGAACTGACCTGGTGCTTAAAGGGTGCCGGTACATGATGCGCCCGATCGTCCTGATTATGGCTTTGCTGATTGCGGCGCTGGGCTGGCAGTCGTGGCGGCTGAATAACGCCAGCCACACGATTGAAAGCCAGGGCAAAGAACTGAACAGTAAAAAGCAGGCGCTCACGCAGAAGAACAGCCAGCTGATTGCCCTGAATATCCTGACGCAGACCAGCAGCCAGGCGCAGATGCAGCTTTATGCCGCGGCTGAAAAAAATAACACCCTGCTGCGTGACAGGCAGCGGAGCATTGAGGAACTCAAGCGTGAAAATGAAGAACTACGCATATGGGCTGATTCCCTTCTGCCTGATGCTGTTGTCCGGCTGCGCGCAAGACCGGCCATCACCGGAGGTGAATCTTACCGTGAGTGGCTGTCCCAAAATCACCCGGTGCCACCTGGAGCCGTCAGCACCCCGAAGTAATGGCGAATTGCTGGCCGCGCTGGATGACGCTGAAGCCGCCTGGGCCAACTGTGCCGATAAGGTGGACACCATAGTGATCTGTCAGGAAAAAGACGATGAACAAGCCGCAGTCCTTACGAAAAGCCCTGAATGATGCCGTGCCATACGTGCGCGACAATCCTGACCGGCTCCATCTGTTTGTGGATAACGGCTCGCTGGTTGCCACATCAGCCAACTCCGTTTCGTGGGAGTACCGTTACACGCTGAATATCGTGATCACGGATTTTACCGGCGATCAGAATCTGCTGATGGCACCCGTCCAGTTCTGGCTGCGAGATAATCAACCGGATGCGCTTCAGAATTCCGCAGAGCGCGAAAAGCTGTTCACCTTTGAGGTGGATATCCTTGGTAATGACCGCTGTGACCTGAGCATGAATCTCAAGCTGACCGAACGGGTGATCGCCCGCGAGGTGGATGGCGTGATGCAGGTGGCGGCAGTGCCGGAGCCTGAACCGCCGGACGAATTCTGGGCATCACATCAGCATGGATAATTTGCAGCAGGTTGATGCCTGGCTGGCCGCGCTGCTGAATCAGCTGGAACCCGCTCAACGCTCACGGATGCTGCGTGAGGTGGCGCGGGACGTGCGTAAAATTCAACAGGCGAACATCACCGCACAGCGCGCGCCGGACGGGACGGCATGGGAACCGAAACGAATAACCGCCAGAACGAAGAAAGGCCGTATTCGTCGCAAAATGTTCACAAAGCTGAAAACGGCGAAGTACCTAAAGGCGCAGGCAAATGCGAATCAGGCTGAAGTGTTTTTTACCGGGCAGGTTCAACGACTGGCCCGCGTTCATCATTACGGGCTGCGGGACAAGGTGAACCGGGGCGGTACTGAAGTAAAATATGCGAAAAGGATGTTGCTGGGAGTAAATGGCGAATTAGAACATTCAGTAAGGAATTCACTTATGTGCTGGCTGGCCGGATAAAATCTCATAACTTGGATTATTAGCAAATACACCCCCAGCCATAGTGGCAATGCAGCCAGCAAATCTTTACTGGCTGCAATCCATTATTTAAAAGCTATACTTGATACCAAGCACTGCCGAAGTATCCGAATAGCTGTCATTACCTATCTGCTGTGCTGCATAACCTGTAAGATTAAGTTGCGGGGTTATCCTTCCCTCCACTCCTATTCTCATTTCGCCAATATTGCTTGTTCCAGCCTGGGTAATGCCCACACCATCCATTGCTACACCACGATTTTCAGTATTGTGGATCCACGATGCTTCTAAGAAGGGTTTAAAATTGCGTTCTTTTCCATCATCCACCGCGCTGTGCCCTTTAAGAAATGCTTTGAGTCCTAAGCGAGTGTTGATGTTATCGTTACCACTACCCTGGACCAGCGTACCGTTTGATTCCCGATGATCTTCAGCTTTAATACCTGACCATCCAACACTTGCTTTGGGCTGAAGGTACCAATTCAAATCGTCACGATTCGCTACATTTCCCATAGCAAAAACATAGCCTGTTTCTACCGTGGCATTAAGTCCTTTTGAATCATATTTCTCACCGGGAAGATCATCTCCCTGCACCGTGTTGCTAAACCAACTATATTGCAGAACACCATCAACGTAAGGCCCTCGCTCACTGTTGCCATCACCATACCAGGTAGCATACAGGCCCGTGGTATATCCATTAACTTCGCCCTTACTTTTATAACCTGTGATATCAGAGCGTGTTGATCCGTTACTGTAGCCGTAACCAACTAGAGCACCTGTACGCCAGGTACCGCCATCACGTGAGTTGCCCGTTGCCAGATCTCCACCCAGAATCAAACTATAACGATTTGTACGGGTTTTCAGTTGGCCACTAGAGTCATTGAAACGATTGTGACCGCCAGTATTGATCATCCACATACTAGTAAGCTTTCTCTCACCGGTCATCGTGTCGGTATATTCTGTCTCACCCATACGATCACTTAATGGCGCCCGGAACATATTATCTGCAGCATAAAGGTTAGATGTGTAAGCCCCCCCTTCAGGCCGAAGTATTTGCACTTCATCACCCTGAACGCCACCGCCATTACCGGAGTTATCTCCACCACCATCGCCTGGATTTTCTCCGCCACCATCGCCGGGATTTTCTCCGCCACCATCGCCGGGATTTTCTCCGCCACCATCACCGGGATTTTCTCCAGCACCATCATTATCTTCCTTCCTAGTGGAAAGGTACCAATTAGTGGCATTGTTCCCCATACCACGAGCAAGATGATACTCCCAGGCACCTGCAACAATTCGACCCTCTTGAGTGAAGTCACCAGCAGAATTACCTGCTACGCTAATTAGCTCAATACCATTGAGTGTCTCTGCGCCGGAGCCACCAAGATTATTAACCGCCACACGCGATGTTCCGGCGGTGTCGCCAGTAACTATCAGGCGATCAGTGTTCGAATTGTCATCGCCTAACGCGGTACCAAATATCAGTAAACCATCATTACCTGAGTAGTTGCCGTTTACTATCATAACCGTGCCTGCATTCTGCCCGGCCAAGTTGATAGTACCGGCATTGGATGTGCTGCCAACTGTTTGGTTATGGCCATCAAGGTCCATGACCCCAGCCGACGTAAGTATATAAGATGCATTAGGGCTGAAAGTATTATCAGTTCCGGCTTTGAGAGTCCCTGCGTTAATGAGGGTGCGACCACTCCATGAGTTTGCAGCTGTCAAGGTAGTAATGCCACTATCGATTATTACAGTGCCGTCTCCCTGAATGAGATTATTAAAATTAATTTCCTCATTGTGATCAAAACTCAAAAAACCTCGACCATCACCAAAGGTGATCGTAGCACTATCATTGATAGAACCAGCTCCTGAACCATTGAAGCCTATGAACAGCTGACCAGAACTATCTGCCTGTGAAGCAATGATTATATCCGTCGTATTTAAACGACCTCCATCTTCAAGCAAGATAGTTCCTGGGTCATTTTCACCAATAACAGTATTGCCGCCCATTGCATTAACAGTGGATCCTATTCCTTGAATCCTAACACTGCCGCCGTTAAGATTTCCTGGAGTAACTGCAAAACCAAGGACCAGAGCACTAGCTGGGGAAGTACTTACGGAAGCATTGAAAACCCCTCCATCAGTGACTTCGATCAATCCCTGCCCACCATTCCCAACAATTGTGTTTAGATTACTGTTAAACACTGAGCCATTCCCTGATACAGATACCGTGCCAATTCCGCCTGCACCACCTATGTACGTGAAGCTATCACTTACAGTGCCGCCATTGGTTATGTTCAACCGACCAGTCCCAGCATTTCCGATAATGCCTGAACCAATAGACCGAGAGCCAGTAACGTTCAATGTTGCTCCATCAACATTAACGGTTCCTTCAGAGCCAGCCCCATTACCTACACGGAGTGCCAATGCATTGACGGTTCCTCCATCGCTGATATTTAAAGTTCCGTTACCATTGTCACCAATAGCGGTGGTGCCCTGACTATTCCAGGTTGAACCAGTCCCAGAGACATTTACGACGCCCGTAGAGCCTGACCCTGCACCAACTCTTCCTGCCCCAGAAGCGAAAGAGGCAGAACCAACAACAGCCCCATCTAAAATATTCAGTTCACCGTAAGAACCGGCCCCGTTGCCGACACTCAGAAACCGTATTAGATTTAGAGTTGTGCCTGCCCCAGTAATCGTGGCATTACCACTACTGTTAGCCGAGTTACCGATTATCATGCTTTGATTGCCGGTAACATGGGATCCACCATCAATGATCAGCGTACCTGATGGGGTTACGGGAGAACCGCCAGTAACGCTATTACCTATTACAATATCTCCAGTATAGGAAGGTGAAGGGTCACTGCTGCTGAGTTGGTTGGTATCCCCTTGGAAGGTAGTATTGGCGTTTGCAAAAAAGCTAAAAGCACTTAAAAACACTAAATAGGTTTGTCTTAATTTTAAATTGGTATTCATGATTTTTGTCCAACACGTTCGGTATACTACGGTCTGTAGATATGAGTATAGATGTTGCGAAAAAAAACGAAAATTCCAGTCAAGGAATAATCAAGGGTCTGTTATAACTCATTGAAACCAGCAATTATTAAATTATGCTTTGGTCAATTGTAGTGTGATGTCTGTCTCAGTTTTTTGTATCACATTGATGTTTGTTAAACTCCTGGTTTAGAAAAATTCACTCATACATAAGGTTGATTGCTGCAATGACTCTCAGTTTTAATGCGGCTTAATATATCTTGGCCAGTGTAAGGGGTGTTTATGTTTTTGATGAAATTATAAAGATTGCTTATTCTTGGCTGGTGAAAGTATTTTTTTAAATCATTTAGGTATCCATATACTGTTTTAGGACTAACGTCTAACAACTTTGATATTTCAAGCACAGTAAGGTTTATTTTCATAAAATTCATTATAACTCTATGTCTGTGGCTTATGTTTTTTCGCCCAGTTAATCTTGTCAAACATTCAATGGTTTTATCTAAAGATGAATCAGACTGGATAATTCTCTGAATAATCGATCTCCATCTTGAAAGTGAGTCCTGAATATGAGTTCCACATGGAAATATGTCACGCCCTCCTGTAACAAATTTCCCATTGAGTAAAACAATGACTTTAACACTTGATGTAAAAGTTATAAGAAAATTACAAACATGCAGCATATGACCCAAACTTGAAAAAAAACGGGAGTCCATAACTACAACGGTTTCAGTTTTATTTGGTGAAATCTCGTACAAAATCTCATTTATAGCTTTACGAAAAAAAACGCATTCGGTGTAGAAAATAGTCATAGGGAACACTCAAATCACCTAACAGATAATGAGGATATTATCTGGTTTCGATGCGTTATTGTCCATAAGTGCAATTAAATGCAAGGTTGTCGAGATTTTGCTCTAAAAAACATGTAGTTGTTAAGTTGCTGTAAGAATTTATTTACGGTTTAGTGTGCGTGAATGATTATTGTTTCCATTAAAAACAAATCATTAACAGTGTTAAGACTTTTCTTAACGCACTTGAAGAGTTCTATAGCCATCCAATTTGCATTTAGCTTTGAATTTTAGGGTCAAATTTTGCTCTTGAAAAACACAACTTTACTATTAATGCAAAGCGAGCACTGGAATGTCAGTAGGATTATTGGTTGGCATTCAACAGTAACCATTGTAACAAGCCCCACACAATGCCCATCGCTGCCCGTTAACTTTCGTTAATGGCAACCTCTCTGCATGAATGCACAACTGACCGAAATCATGCGACTTATCACCAACCTGATTCGTACCGGGACCGTCTCGGAAGTGGATAAGGATAAATGGCTGTGCCGGGTGAAAACGGGCGACCTTGAAACCAACTGGATTAACTGGCTGACACTACGGGCAGGAAGTTCCCGCACCTGGTGGAAACCGTCAGTGGGTGAGCAGGTGGTTCTACTGAGTCTGGGCGGCAATCTGGAAACCGCTTTTGCGCTGCCTGCCGTGTATTCCGATGCTTTCCCGCCGCCCTCAGATTCTGAAGATGGCAGCGTGACCCAGTACCCGGACGGCGGCTGGTTTGAATATGAACCTGCCACCGGGCGCTGGCTCATAAAAGGCATAAAAAGCGTGCTGATTGAAGCCTCGGACAGCATAGAGCTGAAAACAGGCGCGTTCATTGTCACCGCTGACCATACGCAAATTAACAGTGAGGTTGTTATTAACGGCGGCGTGACGCAGGGCGGCGGGGCGATGACGTCTAACGGCGTTGTGGCGGATGGCCATACCCATGATGGCGTGGCAAAAGGCGGCGCAAACACCGGAGGGCCACACTGATGATGTATCTGGGGATGAACCGGGACACCGGCAAAGCCATTACCGATATTGACCATATCCGCCAGTCGGTACGTGACATTCTGATTACGCCGGAGGGTAGCAGGGTGGCACGGCGCGAATACGGTTCGCTTTTATCGGTGCTGATTGACCAGCCGCAAAACGATGTGGTGCGCCTGCAGGTTATGGCTGCAACGTATTCAGCCCTCAGCCGCTGGGAGCCGCGTATCCGGTTGGACACGGTAAATATCACCAGTAATTTTGACGGCTCAATGCAGGTTGAGATCACCGGGCAGCGCGATGACGGCTCACCGATTTCCATGGCGGTATCAACGGGGGTGAATAGTGGCAGTAATTGATTTATCACAACTACCCGCGCCGCAGGTTATCAAAGTGCCGGATTTCGAGGTGTTACTGGCTGAGCGCAAAGAGGCGCTGATCGCACTTTATCCGGCTGATAAACAGGAGGCGGTGCGCCGGGTTCTGGCGCTGGAATCCGATCCGCAGGTCAAAACCCTGCAGGAAAACGTCTATCGGGAAATCCTGCTCTTGCAGCGGATTAATGAGGCGGCGCAGGCGGTGATGGTTGCCTATGCCCTCGGCAGCGATCTGGACCAGCTGGCAGCCAACTACAACGTATCCCGCCTGACCATCACGCCTGCTGATACCGATGCCGTGCCGCCGGTGGATGCCGTTATGGAGTCGGACGACGATCTGCGCCTCAGAGTGCCAAATGCTTTTGAAGGTTTATCCGTGGCCGGACCAACGGCGGCCTACGAGTTTTACGCCAAGAGCGCGGACGGGCGCGTGGCGGATGTGTCTGCCACCAGTCCGTCACCGGCCGAGGTACTGATCACCGTGCTGAGCCGTGACGGTGACGGCACGGCATCCGCTGATCTGCTGACCATTGTCGATAAGGCGCTGAACGCAGAAACCGTCAGGCCGGTGGCGGACAGGGTGACGACTCAGGGGGCAGAGATTTTCAGTTACAGCGTGGATGCCCGGCTGCATCTGTTTGACGGCGTGACGGCGGGGCCATGTCTGGCGGCTGCGAAGACTGCGCTGACTGCCTATGTGACTGAGCAGGGCAGGCTGGGGCGCAGCGTGCGTAAGGAGTCTTACGGCGCGGTGCTGCGCGTGGCCGGTGTTGACTGGGTGGAAGTTATCGAACCTGCAGCGGACATTATTATGGACCGCACGCAGACCGGTTACTGCACAGGAACGGCTGTAACCGTTGCGGATCAGGAGGGGGAAGGGTGAGCCTGAATAACAGCCTGATGCCGCCGGGGTCGTCCACGCTTGAGCGCCGGATGGCGGAGGCTTGCAGCGGGATTACAGGTCTTGAGGTGCCATTGCGTGACCTGTGGAATCCGGCCACCTGCCCGGTTCTGTTCCTGCCTTATCTTGCCTGGGCGTTTTCGGTAGACCGCTGGGATGAAAGCTGGGCGGAAAGCGTCAAACGCCGGGTGGTGCTGGATGCGTTTTATATCCATCAGCACAAAGGCACAACCAGCGCCATCCGCCGCGTGGTGGAACCATTCGGCTTTCTCATTCGCATTATCGAGTGGTGGCAGACCGGTGAGGCACCCGGCACGTTCCGCCTGGATATCGGCGTGCAGGACCAGGGCATTACTGAAGAAACCTATCTGGAGCTGGAGCGGCTGATCGGCGATGCCAAGCCATGTAGCCGCCATATGCTGGGGATGTCCATCAATATGCAGGTTGACGGCCAGATGCGAGTGGCGGCCGCCAGCTATGACGGTGACGACATGACCGTTTATCCCTACACCCCGGAAATTATCTCCGTCAGCGGCACCGTTTACGGCGGCGCGGCGGTTCACGTTATCGATCTGCTGGAAGTGGGACCATGACACAAAAATATTATGCCATCGTGACTAAACTCGGCGCGGCGAAAATTGCGAATGCCGCCGCGCTGGGCACCAAACTAAACATTACCCAGATGGCCGTGGGTGACGGGAACGGCTCGCTGCCAACGCCCACCGCAACACAGACGGCGCTGGTGCATGAAAACCGTCGGGCAGCAATCAATGCGCTGAGCTTCGATCCGGCGAACCCCAGCCAGATTGTCGCGGAGCAAGTTATCCCGGAAACGGATGGGGGATTCTGGATCCGTGAGATGGGGCTGTTTTCCGAGGACGGTACGCTGATTGCGGTGTGCAATACGCCGGAAACCTACAAGCCAGCGCTGCAGGAGGGGAGCGGGCGCACGCAGACCGTCCGCATGATCCTGATTGTGAACAGCACGGATGCCATCACTCTGAAAATTGATCCTTCAGTGGTTCTGGCAACGCGAAAATATGTTGATGAAGCAGTCCTGACGGTCAGGCAGTACGCTGAAAAGCTGATGACCGATCACGCCGGAGCCGCCAATCCTCATAAGCAATATCTGCAGATTGCGAATGCGCTGAGTGAGATTAAGGACGCCGGTAAAGTAGCTGAAGTGCTGACAAATCTCGGGCTGGGCGCTGGTTCTGCGCTACCCGTAGGCGTGCCTGTACCCTGGTCACTTGCCGCTGCCCCTGACGGCTGGCTGAAATGTAACGGAGCCTCGTTCAGCGCTACGGCGTATCCGGTACTGGCTAAAGCCTATCCCTCACTGAAGCTGCCGGACCTCCGGGCAGAATTTATTCGTGGCTGGGATGATTCACGTGGCGTTGATGCGTCCAGGGCGTTGCTGTCAGCGCAGGGGGATGCCATCCGAAATATTACCGGTACGGTGATGGGATCTAACTACTACGCGTTTCGCGGTTCATCAACCGGCGTATTTTATGATACCCCACTTACGGCGGGTACGGTTCTGACACCTCAAGGGGGATCGCAGCAAGGTATGGCCTCATCGCTGGACGTCTCCAGGCAGGTTCCAACTGCCAGCGAAAACCGCCCCCGGAACGTGGCATTTAATTACATTGTGAGGGCAGCATAATGGCTAAGGTGACGCTGGATAATGATGGTCTGGCAAAGTCTGCAGGCACGCTGAAGGTCCATAACTTCGACGCCGTAAGCGGGGAATATACCGGAACAACGGATGAATATTTGTTGCCCGGCGTGGGCATTCCGGCCAATGCCTGCACGTCAGCGCCGCCATCAGTGGCCGCCGGGCAGGTGGCAATTTTCCGCAATGGCGAATGGCTGACGCAAGCAGATCACCGTGGCGAAACGGTTTACTCACTGGCTGATGGTTCTGAAGTCATGGTTACCGAAACGGGTGAATATCCCTCTGGTACCACGACACTTAAACCGTCCTCGGGCTTTGACTCATGGGACGGCAAAAAGTGGGTAACGGACACGGATGCCCTGCGTGCCGCCGATGTTGCTGAGGCCGCCCGCCACAAGGCGGAATTAATCAGCCAGGCGAACAGCGCGACGCAGGCATGGCAGACGCAGCTTTCACTGGGCATTATCACTGACGCGGACAAGGCTTCGCTGACGGTCTGGATGCAGTATATCCAGAGGATCCAGGCTGTTGATGTTTCAACATCCCCCCATATCAGCTGGCCGCAGATGCCAGCATAACCACCAGGCCCGTATCAGGGCCTGTTTTGTTTGTACCACTTCCCACACAACGGCAACCGAGTGCAGTAGCCCGCCTTACCTCTCACCATAGCGAAACCCCTTAACAGGAGATTCGTTACATGGCGCAAGACTATCACCACGGCGTGCGCGTTGAGG